GAGCTAGCAAACCCATTGTAGGTGGCTCACAATCAGGTAAAAAAATAAACAGAGAATTTTTTGAAAGAAATGCAGAGGCTAAAGAATTACAAAAAAGAATTGAGTCTGGTGTAGCATCTACTGTAGAAAAAATGTTAAGAATGGATCCCATCGATGCCATGAAAGAAGCGAACAAAGTTATTAAACGTGAAGGTCCATATAAAAATTTATCACAAAAAGATGCTAGAAATATCTTAGACAGCACTGAGGACCATATCTTTGAAAGAAATGTAGACATAGATCCAGAAGATATGTTTGCAGACGGTGGTCGTATAGGTTTAAAAAAAGGTATGGACAGAAGAACGTTTATGAAAATTATGGGCGGTCTTACAACTCTACCTGTTCTTGGTAAATTTTTTAAAGGTGCAGAAGTTGCGGCGCCTGTAGTAGAAAAAGCTGCAGAAGTTGCAAGCGGTGCTCCACCTTATTTCTTTAACCTTGTAAATAGAATTAGAGCATTAGGAAAAAAATTTGATGGTCCAAAAGAAAGAACAGAAACCTATAAATATAAAGATTATGAAATGCAGATTGATAATGATACAGGGCAAATAGAAATCTCAAAACAAAAATTAGGTTATGATGATCGTATAGGAGAAGGAGTAGTTTCCGAAGAATATATGTCTCTTAAACCAGGTCGAGCAGATGAAACAACAGGTGGTAGAAAAGTTGTAGATGAATACGAAGAAAATACAGGTTTTACAGATAAAGATGGTAAATTAAAAGATGTAGAACCAGGTGTGTCTGATGAGACAGTCATGGATGGCAGTATATCAAAAGAAGAATTAGAACAAGAAATAATAGAACAACTTTCTAAAGAAGCACCATCAATTAAAAAAGCAAGCGGCGGTATCGCAAGAATGTTAGGTGAATAATGAAACTTGGCCCCAAAGAAATCAAAGTGGTCAACGAGTATTTTGTTAGACCAGTAAAGAACAGACTCAAAGAGATCTTTTTAAAAAAAGGTTTACCACAATTAAAAAATCCAGACGAGATACAAAGACCACAAAGAGCTTTAGATAAAGAAGCAATCGATGCTTTTATGAAACGTAATCCTATGGCCGATGGTGGCCGTATTAATTTTGATGGTGGAGGATCTCCATTACAAAAATTTAGACAAGAGATTGTAGAGAGTATGAAACCTTATGCACCAGGTGACGTAACAGAAGATCAACTACAATTAGTTGTCAAAGACATAACATTAGACATGACTGCTGAACAGGCTCAAGCATCAGCACTATCTAATTTTAGAAAATTATTTGGTATGGCCGATGGTGGACGAATAGGTTTTAATGATGGAACTCCTGTAAAGTTTGATAAATTTAGAGTAAAAATTCCAACAGGTGAGTTTGTTGGAGAAGGAAGAGATAAGTCTGAAATATTTAAAATTAAAAATACTAAATCCGGGTCTGTTAGATATACAACTACTGGTGCAGGTGGAGGAAAGAAAAAACTTTATACATCTATAGAGGAAGTTAAAAAAGCTAAACTACCACCAGACGAACTTGTTAAAGTAGATTCAAAAATAATAAAAGAGGGAATAAAAGAAGTTACTTATAAAAACAAAAAAACAAATAAAATAGTAAAATATTATAAACCTCGTGTTGGAGAAGCAAAAAAAACAATACCTGGTAAAGGAACCACTTCTTTAAAAGAAGCTGAAAAATTTATTAAAGACTATTATATAAAAAACCCTAAACCTGTTAGAGATCCTAAAAAAGATTATGCATCAAAAGATTTAAGAACACAGTCTTTAAAAGAAACGGATCCTACAAAAGCAGTAGGGACAAAAAAATATAATTATCACCACGTAAGACAGATTGCGGGTGGAGTGCCGTTAACATCAGATGATGTTATGGTTATTAATCAAAGAATAAATTCTAAAATAGGTGGTAAATTTAATGAGTCATTAAATAGAATATCTGCCGCTATTCAAAAAAATAATAGATTAGCGTTAGAGGCGATGAATAATAAACAAGAAGGCCCTGCGTTAGATTATATGAAAAGATCTGATGAGCTTAATGCTCAAGCAGAAAAAATTGTTAATAGTGCAATTGATGATTTACCAAAAAAATATAAAGGCTATGTTGGCTTTAATAAGTTTACATTACCAAGAGATGAATATGGTCTGCCAATAAGCAACGAGCCAATGTTAATTAAAAAAGTTGGTGGCATGCCAGTGTCAAAAGATGCGATAGATTTAACAAATTTAAATTTAAAAGATGAAGCAAAATTTAGGAAAATAGTTAAACAACAAGCAGAAAGAGGTAAGGTTGGTAAAATTGATGTTAAGAAAATGATATCTGATGGACCAACACTAGGCATGAACCTAGGTTTCTTAAAAGGTTTTGGTGAAGCAATAAAATCTGTGCCAACACCTGCGGGAGCTGTAGCATTAAATTTAGGACTTGGCGTTGATCCAACGTCTGCAATTGATAGAGCTGGTATCGCAGCAGAAGCAGCCTTTGCACCACAACTTGTAAAACAATCAGCTAAGTTTGGACCTGTTGCTCAAAGATTTTTTAATTTAGGTTTAACACCTGCTATGGCAGCGAGAGCTGCAAGAATAGCATCGCCACTTGGTATTGCATCATTAGCTGCAGAAGGTTTATATCAAGGCGGTAAATTTACTAAAAAAAGAATAGAAGAACTAAGATCCATGACCCCAGAGCAAAGAGAAGAGCTTAGAAGACAAGGAGAAGCGCGAGCATTTGATCCTTTTCAAGCTGCAGGTGGTGGTATCGCAAAGCAAGCAGGGGATAGATCAGGTCCTATGCTAAAATCAATGAACCCTGATAAGGACGGGTTGCTATCATTAATGAAACGTGGTAAGAAAATATAGGAGTATAAATGGCAGATATAGATAAAGGACTCCCGAACACTAGAACTCAAATAGAAGTTCCATCAGAAGAGGAACTACAAGAAGTTAATGTTCAGGAAGAGGCACCAGAAAAAGGACCCGTAGAGGTCATACCAGAAGAAGACGGCGGCGCAACGATAGACTTTGAACCGGGAGCTATAAATATACCGGGCACAGAATCTCACTTCGATAATTTAGCAGATATTTTACCAGACGATATTTTAGATCCAATTGGAAATGAAATGGTTCAAAATTATATGGACTATAAAGCATCAAGAAAAGATTGGGAACAATCTTACAAAGCAGGTCTTGATCTTTTAGGATTTAAATATGAAAACAGAACAGAACCTTTTCAAGGAGCAAGTGGCGCAACTCACCCAGTTCTTGCAGAAGCAGTTACACAGTTTCAAGCACAAGCTTACAAAGAATTATTACCAAGTGATGGACCTGTAAGAACACAAGTCATCGGTGCTAAGACTACACAGACAGAACAACAAGCACAACGTGTTAAAGATTTTATGAACTATCTTGTTATGGATCAAATGAAAGAATACGAAGAAGAGTTTGACTCAATGTTATTTCACTTACCACTTGCAGGATCTACATTTAAAAAAGTTTACTATGATGTACCACTAGGTAGAGCTGTATCAAAATTTGTACCTGCAGATGAACTAGTAGTTCCATATACTGCAACAAGTTTAGATGATGCTGAATCTATAATACATACAGTTAAGATGTCAGAAAACGAATTAAGAAAACAACAGGTATCTGGTTTCTACAGAGATATAGATTTAGGCCCACCTGATAATGTTGAAAAAAATGATTTAGAAAAAAAAGAAAGAGAACTAGATGGCACTAAGAAAACAGGTAGACAAGAGTCTATGTATACTTTGTTGGAGTGTCACGTTAACTTAGATTTAGAAGGTTTTGAAGATACAAATTCTGAAGGACCAACTGGAATAAAATTACCTTACATCGTAACTGTTGACGAAGGTAGCCGATTAATTCTTTCTATTAGAAGGAATTATGCGCCCGATGATCTAAAGAAAAATAAGATCCAATATTTTGTCCACTTCAAATTTCTGCCAGGACTTGGATTTTATGGCTTTGGACTCATTCACATGATTGGCGGATTGAGTCGTACGGCAACGACGGCTCTCCGTCAATTATTAGATGCAGGAACATTAGCAAATCTACCTGCAGGTTTTAAACAAAGAGGCGTTAGAGTTAGAGACGAAGCATCACCAATACAACCAGGTGAGTTTAAAGACGTAGATGCACCGGGTGGATCTTTAAGAGATGCATTCTTTCCATTACCGTACAAAGAACCATCACCAACACTATTACAATTATTAGGAGTTGTTGTACAAGCAGGTCAAAGATTTGCATC